TTCACCAGGAACAATCTCGATTAGTTTTTCTTGCTCTATTAGTTCGATTATTTTATTAGTCAGGGTTATTTCAGCTTCGATAAAAGACTGTCGAGCGTATAGAGTGTCTAGCTTAGCTCTATACATGTTCAACTCCGCCTCTTTTTCTCTCGCTTGAGCAAGAGATACTACTTTTGCGTCACTCACCGAATCCTGCTTTTTCTCTCGCTATGATGTATTCTTTTACAAAATCGCTACGAACAATGTCTTTTACCTCGAAGTCTATTAGGTCGAAGGATCCCATAGTTTTAAGAATACGAACAAAGGGTCTTATTCCATTATTTTTTATATCAGTCTGTTTGAAGTCTCCAGAGAAAATAATTCTGCAGTCTCTACCTACTCGAGTAACAATTGAGTCTAGCTCGTGAAAGGTCATATTCTGACATTCATCAATTAAAATAACGGAGTTCTTTAGAGTTACTCCTCGTATAAAGGAAGTAGTCATAAAATGTACTAATCCTTTCGTTTTGAGAATGTCATAAGCATCCCCTCTGCCAAAAAGCTCTATAGCTATGTTCTTATAAGGCTCTTCGTACACCGCACCTTTTTCTTTCTCACTACCCGGTAGAAATCCCATGTCTCTAGTAGGTACTGCACTTCTGATAATAATTAGCCTGTCATACAAGCTTTTTATCATATCATCAAATGCAAGATAACAAGATATAAATGTTTTTCCCGTTCCAGCTACTCCATGAAGTACAAGGTGATTCTCGCTTTCAAATGCAAGAATTTGGTTCTGAGTCAGGGGCTCTATGTCAAATAGGCTTAAACCGGACCCGCCTAAAGTCTTTTGCTTTTTTCCCATAAGATTAAATTTTTCTTCGAGTATCGGACTTTTTAATATCTGAAAACTCGTAAATGAGCCAAGGTATTCCTTGGACGTATAAAACCCCTGCCCAAGTATTTTCGGGTAGAGGAGGTCGTCTTTGTTTAAAAGGAAAGTTTATGTCTTTTAGCCAAAGTATACTAGCAACATCTTTTCTTTCTATCTTTCTTATTTTATGAAACTTCAGAGCTGCGAATATGGTCTTTTCATAGGTAAAGAGAGAGCCACTATTATCTATATAAGCAGAGGGAGGTTGTTTTATAAGGCCAATTACGTCTAATAAAGACTTCTTTAACTCTAACAACTCCTTAAAAGGAGTCTGCAACCTTCGTATTCCTAGAGTTTCTCCTACCATGTTTCTATCGTCTAAAAGGGCTCCATCCAGGTAAACTAAGCCATCTTGTTCGGACCAGTTATCTGAAGGAAGTTTGAAAATAGGAAAAGAAACTCTATTAAACTGTTTATACGTTATTACCATGTCGTTCTTTGTAGTCTTTTATCGCGGCTTTTATAGCATCTTCCGCTAGTACACTACAATGAATTTTTACAGGAGGAAGGGCTAACTCTTCCGCAATCTCTGTATTTCTGATACTTCCTGCTTCTTCTAGGTTCTTACCTTTTACCCACTCTGTTAAAAGAGAGGAAGAGGCAATAGCACTTCCACAGCCATAGGTCTTAAACCTAGCATCTTGGATAATTCCATCCTCTACTTCTATTTGAAGTCTCATGACGTCGCCACAGGAAGGTGCTCCCACCATTCCTGTGCCAACGCCTTCTTTAGTTGGATCGAACTTTCCTACGTTTCGAGGATTGTTGTAATGCTCTAGTACTTTATCCGAGTAGGCCATATTGCTTCTCAAACTTGCCCATTGAATAGTCTTCTCCAATCTCGAAGTCACATCCAACTGGGGCACCGGGAATATTAATTCCTCTGTCTAGTTGCACAAACTTTTCTAGCTGTGCGCTATACTCTTCTATTTCATTCTCTGGAACTTCTGCAAGAATAGAGTCGTGTACAAGTGCAAAGATTCTTGCTTTCATATTGTTCTCTACCACATAGCGGTGAGTATCAATTGCGCCAAGAAGGTTAATATCTGAGGCAGGAGACTGAACAAGAAAGTTAAGTCCAGACCGTATAGTATGGCTACGAATGCCAGAATCATCGGAAGTGATGTTAGGCAGTCGTCTCTTTCTTCCGAAGAAGCTGTATACGAATCCGTTTTTCTTGATAAGTCTTTCATTGTTCTCGATCCACTTTTTAAGCTGGTGGAACGCTGAGAAGTACTCGTCAATGACCTCTTTTGCTTCCGAGATACTGAAGAATTTACCAGAGTCTTTAGTAACTTGCTCGCTGATTTTCTTCGGACCTGCACCATACATAATTCCAAACGTTACTGCTTTTGCAGCTTGTCTTTGAGTAGGATAATACTCAGCTACGTCTTCTACGTCGCAAGGAAGACCAAATACTCTCTTCGAGATTGTACTATGAAAGTTGCCTCCGCTCTGGAACACTTCTTGAAGTGCTCTATCTTCAGCGAGCTTTGCAGCTACATAAACTTCTGCAGTGGTCAAATCCATTGCAACAATCTTATGGCCTTCTGTGGCTTTAATGCATCCCTTGACAATAGAATTGTCACGAGGAAGCTGCTGCATATTTAGCTTGCCGCTGCTACTGAGGCGACCAGAAGTAGTGCCATGAAGATTAAAATTGGTACGAAGTCTTCCATCCATATCCAGTTCTGGTAGAATCTTATCAAGGTAAGTATTTTTAATTTTAGATTTTTGACGTATGTCGAGAATATATCTAGGAATTTCATGTTGTTCTGCCAATTGTTGGAGGACTTCTGCGTCCGTAGAATGCGCACCTGTACCTGTCTTTTTACCTGTAGGCTGAAGACCCACAAAGTCAAACAGCAAAGCTCGAAGTTGAACTGTGCTCTTTGGATTGAAGTCCTTGCCTTGGTATTCCTCGAACTTTGCTATCTCTGGGAATTGAGACAACCCCGCTACAGCTTCGTCAATCTGTTGCTGCATAAGAGCCTGAGCAGCCTGTAGTCGGTCTTTGTCGAAAGGAACACCGTTATCTTGGGCATCAATAAGAAAGCTACACCCAGGAATAAGAATGTTGTCATATACTGACTTGAGTTTTGGATTTTGCTTGATTTTTACGAATTTCTCAAAGAGAAGATAAGTACATACAGCATCCATAGCTGCATACGTGTACATTTCCTCGAAAGGAATCATACCCCACTCGAAACTAGCGTTATTGTACCCATTGGCACGCTTGAACTTATCAATCCAATCGTACATAGGCTTTTCGTAGTCTCCAAAGGGAGTAAACTTGAGAGAAAGCTCTTTGAGACCATGATGGCCGGGATTCTCGTCTATGAGATAGTGCAGAAGCATGGTATCTTCATAGCGAGGAAACTCAAAGTTGAAATGATACTTGAAATAAGCCAAGTCAAACTTTGCGTTATGAAAGATTACTATCTTGCTCTTGAAGAGGTTTGCAAGCATACTCTCTAGCTCGTCGTCTAGGCACTCGCAGTCAATATAGACACCATGCTTACCGTTGTAAGACATAGAGAGACCTAGCATATAGCCATTGCGAGGATAGAGACCGTTTGTCTCTGAGTCAAGAGCAATATACTCGCCCGGATGTGCTTGAGCTTGAAGAACCCACGCTTTTGCTTCGTCAGTATCTTGAATACCCCGAGCAATATTGTCATTAATCACTACATCTTCGATCTCGCCGTTGATGTACTGAATGATTCTTTTCTTGGACTCTTCCCACGTCCTACGAGCCTCTGGCTTGAAGGAAAGCATAGCAGGGTTGATGACAGGAAGGAATTTACTTTCTACTTTCCGTCCTGAGAACTCTGTAACTGAGCTAATTTTTGTGAAGTATTTGAGGGCATCTGCGCCCACGAGAACAATCCAGTCATAGAGACTGGTGTCGATATTGATGTCGCAGTCACGCTTGAGAGGCTTCTTGATAGAAGAATCTGAGCACAACTGGTATTGATCGAATTCAAACGCATCGTCAAACTCTCGAAGAAAGTTTGTACGGGAGGGTTTAGTTTCTACTAATGCAACTTTAGGCATATAATCTCTTCTCCAGTTTTTCTACTTGAGATTGAGTGAGTGCACCAGGATCCAAATCATTGATATGAATATTCCGGCAAGTGAGATCAATTTTCTCGCACAAACTCTTTACGTTTTCTGCTGCTTTCTGTCCGGGTTCATCACCGTCAAAGAACACAGCTATCTGATGGACATTCTGCATACGAAGAATCTGTAGCTTATCTTCGTTAATGTTATTTGTGCCGAAGCAACAAACAGCATTGTCAATACCTTTGTCATGAAGGTTCAGCATGTCAAACAAACCTTCTACAAGAACTACTTCTCCGTGTCGAGGAGTAACTCTTGGAAACAATGGAATCTTTACACCAGGAGGACTAAACTTATACTTAGGAACGCCGTCTCCTGTGTGTCTGCCTTGAAAGCCTATAATCTTTCCTGACAGGTCTCGTATAGGAAAATTAATTCTGTTCGTAAAGTCTGCGTCGTTGTGTTGGAATGCTTCAAACTTTGCATATGTTTTTGGAGAAATGTTTCTCCAATTTCCTACATAAGGTAGATAGTTTACTGGCATTTCCAAACCGATAGACTCCGCTCGCTTTTGTCGAATTCTTTCTATAAGAGTATTTCTTTTGACCTGCAACCCCGTTGCGACCTCACCAAAGTGAGTAAAGAGATTACCTTTGAACTCACAAGAAAAGCAATTGAACTTACCGTCAATACGATCAATTCTCATGCTAGGATTTCTGTCAGGATGCTCTGGGTTGAGACAGTGTACTACATAGTCATTTCCTTTTACTATGAAAGGGATTTGCTTAGAATTCAGTAGTTCCTCTACTGTCATTTTCTGATTCTCCGTACCAATCCCATCGACGACCTGCTTCTACACGCTTAATAAGAACATCGTAATTCGCTATCAATTCTGTTTCTAGGAAAGAGAGCGGCATAGTATGAAGCTTAGCTATTATGATACGTGCCTGTAGAGGACGGCTATCTAACAAAGCCTCTTGCAGCAGACGTAAAAGCAGAGTTTTTTCTTCTCTTTTGGTCATTTCTTTCATTCTAGTATTATATACGCTTTTATATATAAAGTCAAGAATTATTTTTAGGAAAGGGCTCCCCACAACAAAAGAGCGCTTCCTACCACAACTAGCAACACCGTTTCCGGATCATTCCTCATGGCTTCCCAAAAGGTAACCGGCGTCTTTTCTTCTTCTTTGTCAAACAAGTCTAACTGTTTCATAATTCAAAGATATCATCTTGGTTAGGACCCTCTTCAGAGTCGTCAGAAGTTTTTTCTCCCGGAGGAAAAGCACTGTTCGGTCCAATACGAAGACTAGACCTATTGTACTCAGAAGTAAAGTGACGCATACCGGCGTTACGCATTTTCTCACACTTGAAGGTGATACAAGAATCCTCTTCTGTGTAAGCATCTAAAGTGTACGCTGCATCTGCCGAATCCAGAATACCTTTAGCAAAACGCGCTTCACCGGTTGCGTCGATTTGGTACGGCGAGACAACTGTACAGTTATACTCTTGTGCCATACCTTTAAGTGCTTTACTCACTTCTATTTGTTCC